ATCATAATCATTCCAATAGATCTCATAAGGATTACCCAAGTAATAGATATTGTCATTATTTGATCTTGTATGGAAATGACCCGAAAATGTTTTCTCAAACTTTTTAAAGTATTTCATATCAAGACCATGATCCATTAGAATCTGTTGGGTTACTACAAAACCATTCAGTTCTAAATGACCCATACAAACAGGAGCTCTTGATTTTTTAATTAAACCAATGCTTGATTCATAATTATCCTGATTGATCCAAGGAACAAGAAGGATATTTAAACCACCCACCTCTATGGTACTAACTTCAGAATATACATTTACATTATTATATTCACGTAGTAGTAGATCTATTGCATTTACATCATTTGTATTCTTATAATATGCTGTATGATTACCAACAATAGTATGAACAGTGATTCCCATATCACGGAGACGATCAAAATAATAATCCTTTGCCCATGATAGTGCAGCAAAATCTATTCCCTTTCTACTGTCAAAAGTATCACCCATATCAATGACTGTAGTAATACCTTCCTTCTCTATTGCAGGAAAGAAAATCTCATTATAAAACTTTAGGAAATAATCATGAAAAAATTTAGAATTCTTTCTTGCCCCAAAGTGCTGATCAGTTATTATTGCTACTTTCATTAATTACGTAACTTCGCATGTACTGCATCTTTGATTGAATTATATTCTGCATAATTAGATCCGTCAATGCTATTATTATCATCAAAAACTTCTTGATAACCAGATCTTTCAATAATTTTATTTTTAATATCTAACTGACGTTTCTCTCTTTGTATCCTGCGAAGAAATGCGTAATGTATGATTTGAGTAAAGTAAGCAAAGGGATTTTTAGATTTTTCGGGATCGAAGTTATGTATGTATTGAACACAGTTTTCAATTCCGTCAGAAATCATATCCTCCTTAAACATGTAATTAACAAAGTTTGGTTTGAATGATAAATGATTAGCAATCTTTAAAAAACACTCCCCAATATATCTTGGTATAGCTGGTTTGGTATCCCACTTAGATGCTCTACCTTCTTTATTAGGAGGTTCACCATATTTTTTAATATAAGTAATCTCTACATCTTCTCTATATTTAACTAAAGCAGCGAGAAACTCTTTGTTATTCACATAGTGTTCCGACCTTTTTCTTTTTGCCATAGGTCTGATTATTGCCATAAGTCTTTACCACTATTATGTAGATATTATAACACTTCTAAACATAGTTGACAAGGTATCGAAATCTTGTTACAATTACCTTTGTGAGGGTTCAAGGGTTAGTTTTAGGTTTATTAAGTTTATAAAGTTTCTCTAATAATTCTTTAGCATCATGGACATTAGATATATAACCCATTTCTTTATTTAAAAGTTCTTCATTACCTTTTTGTTTAGAGGATTGTCGAATAAAATTTTGATACATTAATATAATTTCCATATCATTAGATTCTGATATTGTTATGACATGATCCATATTCATAACAAACATATCTTCATTTGTTGTTTTTAACCAAGGTTCTACTTTATATCCAATTATACCTTTTTTCATTTTTATTTCAGTAACAATAACAGGGTGATGAAGTATCAACATCGTGCGTCCTTCTTCTTCGGAAGCAGCGACCTTGGCAAATACTTCTTCGCCTGAATTTAATTTTAGTGTTGCATAAAAATCGTCTTCTATCATGTCTTTAATTGGATTGTAATTATTTCATAGTTGAAATTTTCTTCATTGTAAATTTTAATTCTCTCTATAAAATGATTTAGTGTGTAATTTCTTTTTGATCCTTTAGTACAATCATCAGAAATATCATATAGTATTGCCTTTACTTTGTTTGTTCCTTTTCTAAGAACTCGTCCAATGCTTTGCAAGTTGCGTATGCGTGATTTACTTGGAGAAGCAAAGATAACATTATGGAGATTTTTAATATTGATACCAGTTGAGAATGTACCATAGGATGCAACGATGATTGCGTTGTTTTCTTTTTCGGTTATTTCCCTAACTTGTTCTCTTTCTTCTGCATCAACTCCACCATGAACAAAGAATACTTGGCGATCACTTTGTTTGCTATTATTTATTAAATCGTAAATAACTTGTCCATGTGCTTCAACTCTACTATAAAGAACAAGAGTGTTTCCTTTCAGGTCTAGTGTTAGATTTTTAATAAAGTTATTTCTTTTTTCATGTGATATCAAATATTCTATCTCATCATTATAAGTATCAAATTTTTTCGGATCGTGTTTAAGAACAAGACATTGTATATCTAATTGAGAAAGATGTCCTTGTCTCATAAGTTCATCAGTTTTTGTCACTTTATATGATGGTCCAAACAATCCTTCTAACACCCACTTATGAGTTTGAGTGCCATCTAATGTTCCAGTAAATCCATATCTATATTTTGCAGAGTCTAATTTTGTCATTATAGATATTAAGGACTTCGACTTAAAGAGGTGTGCTTCATCTCCAATAACAACATCATAATTTTTAAAGAACGATCTTTCTAATTTATAGACAGATTGCCAGGTAGTAATAGTAACAGGATATTCGTTAGTTTTTTCTTTTCCCGAATAAATTTTATGACACCATGAATCAGCATCCCATCCGTATTCTTCGAAATCCTTATACATCTGCTCTACAAGAGATGTCGTCGGAACAACTAAGAGAATTTTTTGTTCTTTATCTACATAATACCTTACAAGAGAGTAAATCATCAAGGATTTGCCTGAAGCAGTTGGTGATATCAGTAGCTTTCTATTATGTTTTAATGCATCGTGTACTCCCTGAACTTGATATTTTCTTGGAGAATGATTACAAATAGATGTCATATAATCTTTGACACCTTCATATGATATGTTCTCATTTACTTCAAATGGAACACCATAGTATTCGTTGTCTGCAAACTTATATGTGTAATCGTGTCTTTCACAAAAAGATATGATCCTATCTAACAGTCCAACATAAATCCTTTTCGATCTTAAGTCGAATAAGTGTATCTCCCCATTCCAATTACGATTGCGATATTGGGGCATGAACTTTGCACCCTCAACTTGAAAAGTAAAATGATCTCTCAATTCATACTCAATATGAGGTTCAGCATTTACCTTTAAAAATACTTCATTCGCTTTTGATATGACAACATTGGCAGTTTTGTCAATCACATAAATCCATACATCTATGGGTATTTAGTTACCCCTGTCAACCCATCCCTGACTGGAACCTCATATACTCAATAGCATTTTTAATCTGAAATGTTCTGTTCTGTATCACCTTAAGGATACTTTCCAAATATACTAGCATCGTATCATAGTAATCTATCTTTAAAGATGAGGTAGATAATTTCTCATCTGCATCAAGATACTTGGTCATTGTATCTTTATCTCTTATCTTCTTTGGAAATGGATTCTCAATATAAACATCTGGATCTGCTTTCCCACTAAAATATTCATACCGTTCATGACGGATGTTCTTTCTTTGTTGTTCTGCTTTCTTCCTTAATAGAAAGATTGTATTATATAATTCAAAATACTTTGCATGTAGAGAGGGGATATTTAATGACTCCGTGTGAAGTTCATCTGGATTTATTTTTGAATCTTTCTCCCACATCTCTTGAAGTGTTTCAAGAGTAATACTCATAAAGCTTTATTTTCTAAATCAGTAAGGTTGTATATAGTATACTTGAAAGTTGCGTCTGCTGTAAAGTATTCTATATCAGTATCGGTTGCATCAAATGTAATAGTAGACAATGATACTGGAAATAGATCTTTAAAGTTAACGTTGAATTTAGCAACCAAGTTACTACTCAAAATTTGAAGTGTGCCATCAGAATAAATGTTGTCACCGCTATTTGCATATGATGGTTGTATAACTGCTTCTTTCTCAAGATCTTTAAACTCTTTCATACTATCTGGAAAACCTAGACCACGAATCCATTTTTGTATTTCCATATAATTAACAAGATCTTCATCAACAAGAAATCTTATACTTAAATCACCAAATTCTATTTTGTCACCTGGTGTTGGAATATCCCTCAAGTAGTTTGGTTGCACTGCCACACCAAGATCCATTGAAGGAATATTTGCTTGGTTACAAAAGAATGCAGCAGCAGGACTCCTCTTTAG